AAGAGATAGATAAAACAATTAATAAATAAACATTATGTATGACTTAGTTTCTTATAAGGATAACAAGATTATCCAACTGACAGAACAGATTAAAGCATTGACCATTCAGAATGAGAAGTATGCCACTTATCTTTTTGAATTACTTATGGATGATTGTCCAAAGGAATATAAAAAAGTAGTTAGAACAGAAATATTAAAAGAAAATCAATTATGAGCGAAACAGTTATGACAATTAGAGAGAAATTATTTCACATTCAACAAGAGTTGATTGCGCCAAAGAACCAATATAATAGCTTTGGAAAATATAAATACCGTTCATTAGAGGACATTATGGTTGCGTCTAAGCCATTGCTCGCCAAGTACGAATGTACTCTTACATTTGATGACGTTGTTTCAAGTATTGCAACGGGAGTTTTTGCGATGGAGTGTTTCGCAAGATTGACCTGCATTAAAAGCGGTGAAGAAATATTTGCTTGCTCCGTTGTTGGAGTTGACCCAAACAAGAAAGGAATGGACATTGCACAATCATTTGGAGCATCTTCAAGCTATGGAAGAAAATATGCCGCCAATGCTTTATTCTTGATTGATGACACAAAAGATGCTGATGCTACTAATAAGCATGGTAAGGATACGCAATCAACTCCAGATTCAGAAAAGCCATATCTAATGAAGACTGATCCTCATTATAGGAATGCGATTGATTATATTGCTAAAGGAGGTACTATTGAGCATATTAAAATGAAATATAGACTTACTCCGGAGGTGGAAGCGTCTTTACAAAAATGAATATTACTAATTAACACTTTTATATTATGAACCTAAAAGGTAAGATTAAATCGATTGGAAATCCAAAAACGTTTGATTCAGGATTCTCAGTAAGAGAATGCGTAGTAACTACAGATGACAAATATCCACAAGATATTTTAGTTAAGTTCTTCAAGGATAAGATTGAAAAGCTTTCTGGATACAAGGCTGGAGATATGGTAGACATATCCATTAACCTAAGAGGAAACTCTTATAATGACAAAGGTGGCAATACAAGGTACAATACAGACATTGTAGGATGGAATATCCAAGCATTAGAGACAACAAATAGTCAACAACAACCTGATAGAGATTTGCCATTTTAATGGATCAAACATTAGACTATCTACATAAAGCGAAAAGGGGTCAGATTGCACAAGGATTGAAACTTGGAATACCTGACCTCGATTCCTTTATTAGATTTAAACGAGGACAATTTAATATCATCATAGGTCATGCAAACGTAGGTAAGACTACGGTAGCTTTGTATCTAATGATGTTATACACAGTTAAGCTTGGTCTTAAATGGTGGGTATTTAGCATAGAAAACTCAAGGAACGGATTATTTCGTAAATTAGTAGAATTCTATATGTGTAAACCTATTCAGATAATGACGGACTATGAAATAGAATATGCATACGACTTTGTACGGCAACATTTTGCTATTGCTGATGCAGAGAAGTTATATACCTATAAAGACATCATAGAAAGCATTAGAATAGGATACGATTTAGAGAAGTTTGACGGGTGTTTGATAGATCCGTACAATGCACTTACAAGAGACCCAGTTCTTCTTAAAAGTGTTGGAGCGCATGAATACGATTATCAGGTTGCAAGTGAGTTTAGATTGCTATGTAAGGAAAAAGACCTTACTTTGTATTTGAATTGTCATTGTGTGACTGAAGCATTGCGTAAAGTACATCCAAAAGACCATGAATACGCTAATCTACCAATGCCACCTAATATGGCTGATGTAGAAGGTGGTGGTAAGTGGGGAAATAGAGCTGATGATGCATATACGTTTCACAGATATACAACTCACAGTCACGATTGGATGATTAGTGAGATACACGTGAGAAAAGTTAAAGAGACAGAAACAGGAGGTAAGCCTACATCGTATGACAATCCGATTAAGATGCGGATGGTTAAAAACAATTGTGGTTTTGAGATTGGAGGAATAAACCCGTTACTTAAAGAAGAGAAGACGGGAACTATATTCTAATTATGGAAATATTATCTCTGTTAGATAAGGATAGGGACAAGTGGATTAAAATAGTTATTAATCTCGGATGCCCTGCCTTCTATGCGGAGGATGTTGTCCAAGATATGTACATCAAGATAGCTTTATTGGATAATAACAAGCGAATAATGTATGAAGATAGTGGTGAAGTAAACTATTGGTACATTATACTTACTCTACGGAGTGTTTGTTATGATTTCCTGAAGTCTCATAAGAAATATGTTGACTGGGAGCCAATAGAGATGGATCAGGACACAATAGACCTTGAACGTGAGGCTGCATTTGAGCGTCTGTATCAAAAGATAATTGCTGCAACCAATGAATTTGGCAAGTACGGCTCAAAACTCACGCAAATCTACTTTAAAACGGATTACAGCCTACGTCAGATAGCTTCTGAAACTACAATTAGTTTATCAAGCATATTTCATTCGATAAAGGGCTATAAAATCATCTTACAACAACGTTTTGGAGAGGATTTTGAAGATTACATCAATGGTGATTACAATCACATAAAAGAATAAGAAATGCCAAGACAAAAACCCAATAAGCCAAGAGAAGATAAGTCGAAACCGGATGGTAGGAGTACAAATGGAAGAAAACCAGGTACGGTAGTCAGAAAACAACCGAAAATGACTCCCGCTAAGATGAATAAGGCTAAAAAGAATAGATTATCGGTCTATTCAGTCAATTCAATCATAAGTGAGTTCGGAAGTGAGGAAGAATTTACTAATTTCTTAGCTAAAGAAGCAAGAGGTTCGTTTAATCACTTAAAATTACTGATGGATTATGCTTATGGCAAGCCTGAAGACCAAAATAGGCAGGTTGATAGAAAACAGACTCCTACAATTGTGTTTGTGAACAATGACAATGCAAAAGGAGAGCGTACAATAGAGGTAAATCATCAAGAGGAAGAAGATGAATGAGAAAATAACGATACATCAGAAGTATCAACCTTTATTCCTTAATAAAACACGATATTTTGTTGTTACCGGTGGTCGTGGATCAGGAAAGTCATTCGGAGTAGCTCTATTCTTGCTTAATCTAACCTATCAAGAAGGAGAAAAGATACTTTTTACTCGATATACTCTTACTTCTGCTTATGCATCCATTATTCCTGAATTCTTGGAGAAAATAGAGATGATGGGAGCAACAGATGACTTCAAGATTAACAAAGATGAGATATTAAATGTTACTACAGGTAGTTCTATCTTGTTTAAAGGTATTAGAACTACTTCTGGAAACCAAACGGCATCCTTGAAGTCCTTAACAGGTATTACTGCATTCGTATTGGATGAGGCAGAAGAGCTTATTGATGAAACGTTGTTTGAAAAGATTGACTTCTCTGTTCGGAAGAAAGGAAAACAGAATAGAGTTATCTTAATTATGAATCCAGCTACAAAAGAGCATTGGGTTTGGAAAAGATTCTTTGAGAGTAACTTTGTGCAGTCCGGATGGAACGGTACTAAAGGTGATGTAACCTATATTCATACTACTTATAAGGATAACAAAGATAACTTACCTGAGAGTTACTTAGAATCCATATTTGAGATGAAACTTAAACGTCCTGATACCTATGAACACGTTATATTAGGAGGATGGAAAGAGAGGGAAGAAGGGGTCGTATATAGCAATTGGAGCATAGGTGATTTTGTGCTATTGGAACGCAACTGTTATGGTCAAGATATAGGTTATTCTGATGACCCTACTACTTTAGTGCATTGTAGCCTTGATTTTGAGGGCAAAAAGCTCTACGTTAAGGAGCTTTTATACAAAAGTGGACTCACAACATCACAGATAGCGAGTAGTGACCTTAAAATGGCTGGAAATGGCTTAATTATATGTGATAGTTCTGAACCAAGATTAATACGAGAGTTAAAAGACCAAGGAGTGAACATTAGACCCGTTAAAAAGAAGAATATTAAAGGAGCATTGCTTACTGGTATCAATATGCTTCAAGATTTAGACATTGTAGTTGACCCAAAGAGCGTAAACTTGGTCAAAGAGCTTAATAATTACTCTTGGAAGTCACCAGGAGTTCCTAAAGATAAGTTTAATCACGGATTGGATGCCATACGATATGCTATGAGCCATCTGTGGATAGGTAAGAATAGTGGTGTATATAACATAAGATAATGAAACCAATAGTAATTTATTCAGACAAGATATTGGATAGGCTATCCATATTAATTAATGTAACCGGTATTGCAATATTCCCATTTGTGATATTAAGAGAGCGGTATAAGCACGATCCACAATACCAGTATGCAAGAGTAATGCTTCTTAATCATGAGAGGATTCATTTTTATCAGCAGATAGAAATGCTTGTTATTCCGTACTATATTGCGTACCTAATTGAGTACGTAATTAAGTACATAATTATTGGAGATTCTTACGAAGCATACAAAAGTATTTCATTCGAAAGAGAAGCATTTCAAAACGAACAAGATTTAGATTATGTTGAATACAGGGAAATGTATTCTTGGACCCGTTATATATAATCGTTAAACATAGTAGGGACTCTTAAACGCAGTAGGGTCCTTAAACATAATAGGGGTCCTTAAACATAGTTGGGGATACTCTACCTGGTCGGTAGGCTATTCTATTCTTCACCAATCACCGGGTTGTCCTGGCTAATCAGCTCCGACAAACTTACATCGAGATTTTTCCGACATTTTTTGTTTTATTTGAAATTAATGCTTAGGTTTGCCTAAACTTTAAAACATTAGTTATGACTTATTTTGAGACTTACAGGGGTAAAAACATTTATTTTGACAAGTGGATGACCTATAATGGTAAAACTGCTTCCGCTTATGTGTGTAAAGATTTTAATTACTATCCTTATTACAATATCAGTTTTGCAGAAAAGAACCTTGAGGATCTAAAAACTATTATAGATGATATGCTTGATAATTACGATGCTTATGTGGATCGCTTTGAGCTTATGAGCAAATCATGTGCTGAGTTCTATAAAGACCAGGGACAGTATAAAGGAG